CAAGTTGAGAAAAACAAGAACAATGGGAAGTTAGGTGGTAGGCCAAAGAAAACCCAAGTGGTTATTTCTGGGTTGCCAGATCAAAGCCAAAATAACCCTAACCAAGAACCACTAACCACTAACCATAAACCAAAGAGAGAGAGCGCAACTATCGTTGCCTGTCCAACAGATGTTGACCAACAAATTTGGGATGATTGGAAACAACTTAGGAAAGCCAAGAAAGCTCCCGTAACTGAAACTGTGGTTTCAAGTGCCAGACAAGAAGCGTCTAAAGCAAACATGAGCTTTAGCGACTTTCTGACAGTTTGGTGTGCCAGAGGTTCTCAAGGGTTGCAAGCTGAGTGGCTGAAACCAGAGGAAAAGAATTTAAGCAAAACTGGTCAAATGAACCAAAGAGTTATCTCTGGTTTAACAAGAGGTTTAATCGGAGGTGGCAATGTCAAACTACTTGGAAACTGATTTCTGTACGCAAGACCAAGGATTAGATTACATCTTTGCGAGAATGATGGCTATCTTTGGAACACCATTTAACCGCCACTTTGATGGCATAGACCCAGAGTTTGTTCGGCAAGAATGGAAAAACCAACTAGGTCGTTTCCTGACATACCGCCCAAGCATGGACTTTGCCATTGCCAAACTAGAGGGTGAGTTTATTCCGAGTGCTATCAAGTTTAGAAACTTGTGCAACCAAGGGCCACACATCCCAACCAAAGAGGTTTTGCAGATTGAGAAGCAAACTACCGAAGCCGATAAACAAGCAGCCCTAGAAGCAAAAGAGAAGGCTAAGAAGTGGCTTGAAAAACATAAGTGGAGTAAAAATGTCTCACTATGAAGCTCACATCCTGTTAGACAAGGTAAAAGATGGAGTCCCCTTTCCGCTTCATCTGATAAACAAAGCACTGGAGTTAACTGGTGATCTGGAGTAGGCGCAATAAAGAAAACCCTGGCGATAGAGTAATCCTTGAGCAAGCAGAAGCAAGGGAACTTTACCGCACTTGGGAAACAAACAAAGATAGAGACTTTGTGCGTGGCAGATTAGAACGAGCCGAGAGAATCTATGGCATAGGTGCTAGAGACAGAATCCGAGAATATATGAACCGAATCAAAGATGGGACACTTCTATGACAATGATGATTACATACGTGGTTTACGGAGAACCAATAGGCAAGGGCAGACCAAGGTTTGCCAGAAGGGGAGCATTTACCCATGCTTACACCCCTGAGAAAACAAAGACCTACGAGGATGAAATCAGGTACATGGCGAGAGCCGCAATGGGAGCTTCACCGCCCCTAGAAACCCCTGTAACAGTCGCAATTTATATCAGAGTTGAGATACCCAAGTCTTTCTCAAAACAAAAGCGAAAAGATGCCCTCGAAGGAATAACCAAGCCAACCAAGAAGCCTGATATTGATAATTGTGCAAAGTGCTTTCTAGACGCAATGAATGGACACGTTTACTTGGATGACAAACAAGTGATAAACCTACACGTAACTAAGGTTTGGTCAGAGATCGGTGCAGTAGAAGTAATGGTCAAAGAGGACTTGATCTAAGGGTAAGTCCCTATTCCAAACCATCAAAAAGTCTATAAATTAACAGTTTTAACAGGAGTAAATATCATGGAATCAACTTGGGAATTTGACACAACAATCGGTCAGGGTAGCGAAGTCGTTACTGTAGTCTATGAATACGAAATAGACGAGGACAAATCCACTTATAACGAATCTGTAAAAGAAGTTTGGTTCTCTGGGCGTGATATTGTTGGATGTATGTCACAAGAGGCTTGTGCTGAATTGGAAATGGAAGCGGCAATGCGGTTTCAGAATCACAAACTCAACTATAAGTTGGAGGATGTATGAACAGAGAGGACATCATCCGCATGGCAAAAGAGGCTAGGTTTTACATTCAAAACGATGAAGCCTATAGCCCATTCAATCAAGCAGACCATGAGTTAACCGAACACCTAGAACGCTTTGCCAAACTGGTAGCAGAGCATGAGCGTGAGGCGTGTGCAAAGGAAGCAGAAACAACTTTTTACTCAGTTCAAGCGGCTGAAAACATCCGAGCAAGGGGACAAGCATGAACGAACCTACACTTGCGATAGAGTTCATCATAAAAACAGCCCCTTTGTACGCAAAGGCTAAATCTGATCGTATGTATCTTGAGGAATTTAGACGATCAAAACACGCACAACTGAAAAGCCTTGCAGGGACTGAGGTGCTTGGAAAACAGGACACATTTGCTTATGCTCACCCTGAATATGTGGAAATATTGGAAGGGATTAGAGCAGCCGTTGAAATAGAAGAACGCTATCGCTGGCTAATGACAGCCGCCCAAGCCAAGGTTGAGTGCTGGAGAACCGCCCAATACTCAGCCCGTATAGAGCAAAAAGCCACTCAATGAATAATAAACTAAGCGCAAAGCATAGACTACATATTGGAAAAGTTAAACTATTGCCATGCTCAGTGTGCGATCAACATGGGCCAAGTGATGCACATCACATAGAGCAAAAACTACAATATTGCGTTATTGCTTTGTGTCGTGATTGTCACAACTCACTTCATGGCACGAAGGCCATATGGCGGGTCAAAAAAATGGATGAACTGGCAGCCCTTGACGTTACCATTCGCAGATTGACTCAGGAAATGCCCCTAGAAGACCATTCAAGCCCCTTTTAAGCCGACTTCTAGCATGGGTGCTTGGGGTAGGTGCTTCAAAATGGCTAATAGGCTTAAATATGGGCTTTTTATAGACGTAAAAAAACCCGCTTTTTAGGGCGGGTTCTAGGTTTATCGTTTCCCTGACAGAATTCTAAGGATTAAGGCAGCTATTGCATAGATCATTCAAGCCCCTTAAATTTGCTTGAGCTTGATCACACGTGCCATTTTTTGGCCATGTGCAGGGTATGCGATCAACGGCACATCTTTAGACCAACATGCACGACAGCCGTTACAGTTTCCGCCGTGCTTATAGGCTTCGCACAATTGAACACCAGCCCTTGCCTGAAATGTTGCAGCATCAGGGCCGATAACCGATCCATGCAAACCTTCGATATATTCACCTTGAATAGAATCACTGGAAAACCTGACTTTTACATTGGGCAAATTTTCCATTTGTGCGAAAACGTGAGCAAATTTAGGGAATTTGTGCATCCTAGTAGGCAGCCAATGGTTAACCCAAGGGGTTTGAATCATTACTTCTAGGATTTTCTCAGCTAAACCGAGGGTATAAACGTCTCCCGAGTCGAACCAGCGGAAATAGCGATCTTGATCTAATTCGCTGACCATATCGGAAACCCAGTCTAATCGCTGCCAGTCCTCCCGATTAGACAATCTGGGAGCTTTTACATTAGGGTAATTGTAATTGCCAGTAGTAGCGTAACAGCCCTTGCAGGCGTCGACAAGCTCACCAGGTGATGCCCATGAACCAGGGCAAGTGTCCAAGGCCTGAAGTGACCATGAACGGGCATTTAATTTAGAAGTTTGAGATATTTTGATCATTTGACGCCTATTAAAAAGAAAAAGAGAGATTATTTGACCAAGATGTCAAACCATGCCATTAAACCGATGCAAAGCAATAAACCGATTGCAATAGCAGCAAGGTAGTCTAAAAAAGTAGTTTTCATGCTGTTGCCTCTTTATTAGAATGATGTTCCCTCAAAACAGACTCAAGGTAATAGCACAATGGCTCTACACGGGCGAGTTGGCGAGAATTGATGTCAAGGGTAGTCTGACTCTTTAAAGTGGCTCGTTCATCGATTAGGTTGATTTTGCGAAGGCACATTGTGAGATGAAGCTCTGACAGTTCATCCAAGGTCAATTCGATTTTGAATTCAGGTTTTTGCATATTTAAGCCTTTTGAGTTGATAAAAGAGAGGGCTAAAAATCTGACCCTCTCCTATATATACATGAGAGAATCGTGCCAACCCCCATGTAAGTTGTTGATTTTGCATAAAACCAAAAACCCTAATAGTGGAAACCCTTAGAACTTGGGTATACAATTATTTAAATTATTTAAGGGAAAAAATGGGACGACCTTCAACCCCTAATACAAAGTATTTTCAAAGAACCTTGTCAGACCCTCAAAGAATGATATTGCTTGCGGCTGGGAAGGGTAATTTGTGCAGGGGTTTTGAGAACGTATTAGACCTATACAGCCATGCCCACAATGAGGGGTTTAGACCTGGCGACGATCTGAGTATTTTAAATATAGGTCACGCAACAACTAACAGCCCCAAGCCAAGTGATCTAGTAAGGGATGACATAAGAGAATCAGTAAAGGAATAACACAATGCTAAACCGATTCAAGTACCCCAATAAAGAACCCGCCGTGTCTCACGCACTTAACATAACAACTTAACATAACGTGGCAAGGGTAAACCCTAACCTGTATGGATGACCAGTACTGTAAGGATAACCATGAGGGTAAACCCTTAGGTAGAAACCCTAGTAGGGTAAACGATAGGTAGTGAGATGATGGGGGGGGAGGGGGTAGGTGGGGTTGGTAGATATTTATGGTACACCCTACTCTCCGAAAAAGTGAAATTCAACTCCAAAGGAACAAAGTGGAACAATTGAAAAGAGGACGAGGAAGACCCAAGGGAAGCGTCAAGATGACCATACAGAGGTTTGCTGACAATCCGCCCCTTGTACTACCTAAGACAGACCATCAACGTCTGAAGGAGCTTAAAGAGCTAATGATTAGGTCTGGGGGTAAGGATGTTGCTCAGAAGGTAATTGAGATAGCCCTTAATGATGAGCATCCCCATCAATTAGTAGCCCTTAAGATGTGTTTAGATAGGACTCTACCTGTGAGTATGTTTGAGAAGGACAAGTCTCAGAGAAGTGCTGTAACCATTTCAATTACTGGAATAGGAGTTGAGCCAATGGTAGTAGACACCAACCCTGATGCAGAAGATGTAGAGGCTAAATATGAGTAATTGGACTGTTGTTGTTAACAAGCCTGAATTCTTGGAGAAGACTGAGACTTTAGTTTCCAAGGAAAAAATAGTTGATTTGTTGATAAGCATCTTAAAAGACAAGAATTGGTCTTCTAATGCCTCTATAACGATTAAACCAACGGAAATGGGATACTTTGATGGCAGACCTTAATTTCTCTCTCTTACCCTGGCAACAAGAAGTTTTCAAGGATTCCACGAGATTCAAAGTTGTGGCTGCTGGGCGTAGGTGCGGTAAAAGTCGTATGGCGGCAGTTACCCTGTTGATAGAGGGTTTAAAGTGTCCACAAGGCTCTGCGGTGCTTTACGTTAGTCCTACTATGGGGCAATCAAGACAGATCATCTGGGACTTATTGCTAGACCTTGGTAGAGATGTTATACAGAACTCCCACGTAAACAACCTAGACATTACCCTGATAAACGGAGCTAGGATATACGTTAGGGGTGCGGATAGACCTGATACGCTTCGTGGAGTCTCTTTAACTTACGCTGTACTAGACGAGGTAGCCGACATTAAGCCAGAGGCTTGGGAACAGGTTATACGGGCTTCTCTGTCAGACAAGAAGGGTAGAGCCTTGTTTATCGGTACTCCAAAAGGAAGGAACTGGTTTCACGATACCTTTAAGCTCGGAGAGAGTGGAGAGGACTCTGATTGGAAGAGTTGGCACTTTACTACTGCTGATAACCCTTTGATCGACCCATCTGAGATAGAAAGTGCTAAAAAGACCTTAAGTACCTTTGCTTTTAAGCAAGAGTTCATGGCTTCCTTCTCTAATGCGGGGTCGGACGTTTTTAAAGAGGAATGGGTTAAGTTTGGTGAAAGACCTAATAAGGGGTCGTTCTACATCTCTGTTGACCTAGCGGGGTTTGAGGAAGTTGCTAAACAAGCGGGTAACGCTAAGAAAAGACTAGATGAGTCTGCCATCGCAGTTGTTTATGTAACAGAGGATGGGAAGTGGTTTGTTGAGAAGATTATCCACGGAAGATGGGATATTAGAACGACTGCTGTGAATATCTTGATGGCTATTCGGGACTACAAGCCTTTGAGTATCGGGATTGAGAGGGGGGCACTGAAGAACGCTGTTTTGCCCTATTTGAGCGACTTAATGAGAAAAAGTAACATCTATGCCCATATTATTGATTTAACGCATGGAAATAGGAAAAAAGCAGATAGAATTATCTGGGCATTGCAAGGAAGGTTTGAACATGGCAGAATCACGCTTAATTCGGAAGAGAATTGGGATGATTTTGTTGACCAACTTCTAATGTTTCCCGCACAGGGAGTTCACGATGATTTGCCGGACGCTCTTTCCTATGTCGATCAACTAGCTGTTACATCTTATTTTCAGGAAGATGAGGATGATGAGTGGCAGCCCATAGATATTGTCTCAGGTGTTTGATTTGAAAAAATGCTCAAAATGCAAGGTTGATAAACTTTTATCTGACTTTCAAAAGAATAAGTCAAATAAAGATGGCCTGCAATATCAATGCAAAACCTGCCGTATTGAAGGTTGCGCCAAGTATTTCCAAAGTATTCCTGTTGAAAAAAAGGAAGAACGTAAGGCAAATACTCAACTGTGGCGGGCAAAGAATAGAAATATTACTAGGTCATACGCATCAGAATACAAACTGAAGAACAGACCAACATATACTGCCAATCAAATTAGACGGCAATTGGGCAAAAAGAACAGAACTCCCAAGTGGTTGACAGATTTTGATTTATTGAAAATAAACTGTTACTATCAACTTGCCGCCATGCGAACTAAAGAAAGTGGCGAAAAATGGCACGTTGACCATATAATTCCATTACATGGGAAAATTGTTAGTGGCCTGCATGTTCCTAGCAACCTAAGAGTAATTACCGCTTTTGAGAACGAGCGAAAGACAAACTACTACGAGGTTTGAAGATGGATGACATCACCCGAAATAAATTTCAAGAGCCGACTGAGTCTGATAAAGAGCTTGTAGCCTTTGTCGTCAATCACTGTGACAGGTGGCGTGATTATAGGAATGTCAATTTTCTTTCCGAGTGGCAAGAGTACGAGCGCATCTTTACGGGTGAGTGGGACATCCAAGACAAGACCCGTGACTCCGAGAGAAGCCGAATTGTCACCCCCGCTACCCAACAAGCCGTAGAAACCCGTCACGCTGAGATCATTGAGGCTATCTTTGGTCAGGGTGAGTTCTTTGACATTGAAGACGATATTCGTGATGTCAACAATAATCCTTTAGATGTAGCCGCTATCAAGGCTCAACTGATGGAAGACTTCAAAGTAGACAAGATTCGCAAGTCCATTGACCAGATTGAGTTGATGGCAGAAATCTATGGTACTGGCATTGGTGAGATTGTTGTCAAAACAGAGAAGATTTACGTTCCTTCTACCCAACCAATACCTGGTCAAGTCGGTCAAGCCGCCATTGGTGTGATGGAAAAGG